ACAAGGCGAGCTGACCGAAGAGTCAGTGTTCTTCTTTCCCCACATTCCATAGACATTCTACACAAAGCTGCATTAGCTAAGCACAGTATAGGGAAGGAGGAGATCGAACCCATAAGTTGACCATTTTCTTGATTTAAGAAATTTCCAAGGTCATCTTTACGAGGCTCTTTAATGATATGGTGAATCAAAGATCGAACATAAAGTTCTTTGAACTTAACGACGAAGTCCTTATCTTCGAAATCTTGGAAGAGAACATCAACTAGTTCTCCTGCCAAGGTCTCTGAGACCCAGGACATCATACCGTCGGTCGCATCTTTATAATCCACCGAATTCAATTTCTCCCCTTTTCCCAAAGTCTTTAGTCTATCGGCCAAAATTTGTTCAGTGACAGGCTGTCCTATAAGAGAAAAACAGGGATGGTGGCGCATTACGGAATGAACGTACGTTTGAAAAGATTTTAGTACGTATCCCATTAGGGGAGGTCCTTTAGTAATCACTCTGATTTTCAAGGCCTCCGGTAATGCCACAGTTTCCACCAAAGGGTTTTCCACGAAAGCACGTTCAAAGAGTTCTCTATAGCCAGAAATTTCTGAGAGCTGATTATACTCAGTATGAACGATCTTTCCCACTAATGAAGGTGAGAAGCATTCTCCCTCCTCGTCCCATGTATCAAACACCGTAGGGTGGATACATCGTTTAACAGGGACCGGTATTGTGTCTGTCTCCTCATAGATGGAGCCAACGGCTCCACACGAACTACGAGAGGAATAATAGTTTGCGGACGTCGATGGAAATGGTAACTTAAAGATATCATCAATAGTTACTCTATTCCTTCCAAAGACTTCTCTAACAGTTCGCCTTAATTCACCTTTGAGGTGATCGCGACTGATTTCGACATCACATACCTTGAGGACTTCTACACCCCGTGCTGGATCATCTTTCTTCGTGGTGAGTTTCGTAAATGTTTCATGTTCAGCCTCTTTCAGACCATTCTTGGACGCTCTAGGGCATCCTTTCTTGATCTTATTGAGACTGTCCATGAACTGAACATAACACTCATCACACGCATCTCTTCGGAAAAGACGGAACCAACGCGCCCAAACGTTCCCAATAAGGATCTGAGGAAGATCCGGGTTTACGAAAGGCGTCGGAGGAACCTTCTGATCCATCCAAGATGCAAAGAAAGCTGAAATTTTATACTTCATAACCTTGATCCAAGGATCACAGCACTTCAACTCACTTGCTAGCTCATTCCATTGATTTATAGTCTCCTTTGGTTTGAAATTAGTTTTAATAAAACCAAAGGCCTGCGACAAATGAACAATCAAATTCATGCAGGACTCGAGACTGGAGTAATCTCTACCATGGGTCTCCGGTAGTGAATCAAGCTGCGTACGCAGCTTGCAGATTTTGCAGGTCGACTGGGCAATGGTCGATAGCGTATCTGAAACACTACTAGAGAAGGGTTTAGGAAGAGCTTTTTGCTTTTTCAGACTTCCAAGTTGTAAGGAAG